ACGTTGAAAAGGACCGCAAGTTTAATCGTGATTAAATGTGCCGATGGTTATCACTCGAAACTCTTGGTCCTTGTAGAAGTGAGTCGGTTTTTTTTCAAGGCATTTTTAGTCATCAGGCTGCTCCATCATTGGGAGTGTGGGGGGATTTGCAGTGGGGAGTCTCAGAGTAATGGGGGTAGCGTCGTCGACTTTTCTGCAAGACATCAGCTTAGAGTACTTGGATAGGACTCCGTTGATCAAAAGAGTGTCGTCTCGTGTGGGTTCTCTGTGGGTCCAGCTTCCCCTGTACAGACATTGGAATAGTCGGATCACTGATTGAGTGACTCCTACTCTTTCTCCCTGATCTACCACCTTAGTGAATCTTCCATGTCCGAAGCCCCATCTCATATACTTGTTGGAGCCCCTGGCATACCCTTCGAAGTACACAGTGGTCGGGGATTGGTACATCCTTATGGGGATAGAATACCACTTTGGGTCATTTAAGACCAAGCTAGTCCCAAGCCAGATACCGTAGACGACCGCCACAGCACGTTGTAGCTGAGTGGATGACGGAATTAACAGGTGGTCAGTGATACGAGACTCGATGTCCACTGTGTCTCGGGTCAACAGGAAAGCCAACAGTCGCATCATAGCTTCAGGGTGCACCAGATTCCACGCCAGTTCCAACACCTGGTTAGCGATTTCCAAGGCTAACCCAGATTTGACGCCCAGAGAGATGAAAAATTCCATCACGGTGATGCTGTCAGAGTATGGGGTTCTGGCTTCCATACCCTGTGTCATCAATTCAAAAGTCATTGAGTTAGCTCTTTTGAATTCTTGTTCATACGTACGACTCACTTTCAAGGCCTTGTAGACTCTTAGGAGTGTTTGTTCTGTGGCGATGCATTTGTGAGTTGTCTCTGCTCGCTTTAGCCTATGACCCACCACATAAGCCTCTGATGTGTTGGAGCCTTGGGTGTAGGGGCAGCACACTGTTACCTCCTCGAACAGGGTTCCCATTTGATGAATTATGGATCGCGGATCCAACATGTGATACCAAAAAGTCTTGAAGACGGCCGTCCCTTTGCCTGGTCTTAGGAGGTTTTCACAACCGTAGAGAAACCCTCGTTCGATACTGCGGACAGAATCGACATCCCAAGCATCAGCATCACAACATAGGATTCCAATCCGCATCTTGTGAACTCTGGCTGTGTGGATTATCGAGTCCCAGGTGGTTTGGTCTCGTAGATCCGAGGGTTCCTGGTAACAGGTGTCATGATTGACACACCTGGACGTGACATCTGGCCCAGACGCTGTATAAGCTCCGGGTCCGGGGGGTGCCATCCCTTTCATGCTTTCCCCTTCGAGCTCCAAGAGTGAGTTGAAGATGACCCTCCTCTTAGGAAACATCCTCAGATAGCATGCTCCCATACCACCGGATCCGTCCCCGCAGAAAACTCCATCCCCGGACGGGCGGATGTGGCACATTAGATCTTTGAATTTGTAATGGGCCCCGGTGCTCAACTGGATCAGGCGTGCCCCTGCGGCCAATGGATTGCGTAACCTACGTTGGGGGAGGTTATCTAGGTAGGGGTATCCCTGCCAGTTGTTGTCTAATGGTGTAAATTCCACCGATATGACATCGGTAGAGATGCCACACTCTTTGAGAGCGGGAGTCGGAGGTTGGTTTTCGGGTTCCCCCAGTGTGCAGGTGATGTCTGCTGCAGCCCGTCGTGCTTCAGAGCTAACCAATGATGCTGGAGGGAGGCTCTTACCCCGGATTTCTTTTTGGAGCCTTCTGGAGTCGAGATCGGAGATCTTTTCGTGTTTTTGAGCCATCAGAAGCTGTGTCAGAGTTCGGGCATACGATATGTCGTGCAAATCTTTGGTCCCCAACCTTGGCCTGAGAAACACTCCTAGGGTCTTCTCTGCAAGTCTCAACATGTTTATTACATAATCTGAGTCCATCTCAGCAAAGACAATGATTGCATGAGGGTGCCCCGCATCTTCATCTCTGAAATCATCTTGTATCCGGGTGATTAACCATTGCCTCAAGGTGCTGACAAGTTCATCTCGTCTTGCAGGGTAGGACTTGATTACTGAGGCTCCGTAGTGGGCTGAGAATTGGGAAAATCGTTTGTTCCACAAGAGGTCCGGTAACTTTGATTGGTCTAAGGCCAAAGTCACCGCATTCCAGTAGGCTCCCTGGAATCTCAAACTCGCCTTTGTATCCAATGATCCGTATCTGGCAAAGAGAGGAGGGAAGACAGAGCCTAACATGAGTCCCCTGTGTAACCCGTGCATGTATTCCCACACACACACTTTGTTGGTGATGGACACCGGAAATAACACATCTTTGAGTTCATCAGTGCTCCCGTCAAAGACACTTAGAGCCCATAAAAACCCTTGAGCACGCCCCAGATGCCACGACTTGTCGTTATCTGGGATGTCATTCCAGACGGCTGGAAGAGGGTCAGAGTGCCGGGTGCTGGTTTTGACCACTAACTCAACGCTCAGCATTCGTTTGACTGCACTCGAGACATCCGGGAACCGGTACTCTGTGGGAGCTGTGAGTCTCTCTTCGTTTATAGTCCTAATGCACCCCTCGTCTCGGATGTGGAAGTGAGTTGTGTCGCGGGAGAGGTGCTGGTTGTTCTGCAGTGTAGCCAACACACCGGCCCAGCAAATGACGCTCTGATACATGAAGTCGTGATTCTCTTTGTTCAGGTCCCCCAGAGAGTCGGTCGTGACAGCTACGTACATCAAGGGTGGGTAACCGCACGATGGAGTCCCTTCGTTGGAGACTCTGGCACTCCTCAATCTGTGTCGGCCGCAACCGGTCCTCAGCGCTTGGTATGTTTCATCTTTCAAGTCTAGTCCCGTCATGCTCTTGATGTTGTTGTAGATACTGGTGGCCAATTTGTCGTCCGGATCCATCAACCAATCAATTGTCCTCCGCAGTTGACATGCCTGACGAAGGAGGGGGATTTCAATGTTCTTCTCCCATGGTTGTAAAACGCTGGTGTTCTCGGAGGTCTTAGAGCCCAAGTAAGGCATGAGCGGGCCTCTCGTCCACGACCCATAGCTTTCCATACCTGTTTTCTTTGCCACGACGTGTGGACCGGAGCAACCGTCACAAGCTCTCTCAACCAACATCTCACCTGGGTGGGGGACAGTGGACCCCTCGATCTTCCTTCCCCAGGACAAACTTCTGAGGAGATCGGCATGACTAGCGGAACAGTCCCACATGTGTGGGGTGGATGCAGAGATCTTAGGTCGAACAAGCAGTTGAACGGAACTTTTTTCGCTCCTTTTGATGACCTTCTCGACCTTCTCGCTGAAATTGGCAGAGAAGACTGAACGGATGGTCCTGGAGTTCTGGAAGGTGGATATGATCCCTTCGGTTAATCTGAAGTAAGTTGCTGTGTAGAACTCGCTGAGAAATCGAGGAAAGGTAGGGGTGATCGTGAACAGCCAATGGACAAATGTGCTTTTGTGGGCATCATTGTATAAGACAGATTCGCGGAGCCTTCGATTTTTTATAGACCCTTCGTTTGCTTTTTGACACAAGCCCTCATACACCTGTTCCTTGATCAGGGTGTTGCTGGACAGAGTGCTCGGTATATTTAGAGAGGTCGGATCTTCCAGCAATCTCGACCAGGTTTCGGGCCCCACCTTGCCCAATTGGGGGTGTCCGCATTCCAGGGCTATCTTGCGGACAATTGCATCGTTCGTGTTCTGATAGATCAACTTCCACCAGCTTAAAGATTCGCAAACAGGATCCGGAAACCGCCCGAGGATAAAGCGGAACAGATTGGATCCACAGATGCCGCCCACACTAGGGTCCTTGTACAAGGCTCGTATCCCAACTTCCTTCTTGTCGCTGTTTGAAAGGTCATTCCATCTGAAGGGGTCGATTCCTACTAAAGGGTTGAAGATTGAATTTAGTGCCATTACAAAGCAGCCGATCAGACCATATTGCCACATTGTCTGGACAGGGTCATCCGTGTGTAAGCATACAGCTAGAGCGCTGGTGACGGTGCTTGAGATTGCGGTAGCCAGTGACGGCAGTTGGTCGTTGGTGACAGAACTGACCCTTGCCCATCGTTTGGTTTCCAGGGGGAGGACAACCCCCCGATAAATGGGGACTTTGCCATAGACGAGTAGTTCAGCTGATGTGACGACCTCATCTCGGTTTATGGTCAATCCGAGTGCGTTGGTGGAATTGCGGATCCTCTCCATCAGGTTGTTGTTGTTTTCCCAGATGTGGTCAAGTTCCGCTCGTAGTCCTTGGTCGTCAATCTTGTTGACGATTTTGTATTTGGGGATGATAATCTGGTTATCCCCTTGAGCTAAGATCAGGGTCCCTGTGTTCCTTGCCATGATCTCCCTCCTTAATATTAGATAATTCACGATGCTCCAACCTTTTTGTCTTAAGCCCTCGAAACCTCCAGCTTGACCTTCCCAACAGACCGGGATTGCCTCGTTCGTGCTGACTAGAGAGTTCCCAGAAACTTTCATAAGGTCTGGCCTGTCACAGTAGTAAACAAGAGAGGCCTGAAAAAACTTGTGGGTCAAGGCGAACACCTCGGGGAGACCGAGGAACTTTCCCATCACTCTGAAGACGTGCTGGTTGGATTCATATCTCTGGTTGTTATTCCATTTTTCATAATCCAGGGAGTTAGCAATATAAATTTTTGAATAGTCTGACAAACCTTGACCTTCTGTTGCGGCGATCATCTTCTTGGTCACAGTGTTCAGATCATCTGCCATGGTGAGACCTTTGAAAAGGGGCACGAATAGTTTTTTGATCAAGTATTCTGTGATCACGAAATAAAGTCGGAGATTCCAGCCCATTAGGGAAAAGAATCTCCCTTCGTCTTTCAACTCACGCTCTTTGGGCTTCAATCCGATGACCAAGTCCTCTTTGCTTAAACCATGATCATTGATGTCCTGTAAGAAAGATCTTATTGGTGGCACGTCTGTAGTTATGAGGGTCTCTATAACTCGAACCCCTGGGATGGGCACTCTGGGATTGGTTGACACATGCTCAAGGAGTTTGCTACGTGGCAAGGAATGAGCTTTGTCACTGAATAGATCCGCGGGATCGATCTCTTCTGGCACTTCGAAACAGGGCAACAGGTCCAGTTTGTGCCAATTGTCCCCGAACTCATGGATCACCCGCGTGGTCGGCCACACCCCGTCCTCGATACATTTCTTGAGGGGCGAATTGTTAGGAAGCCCCTTTGTGGTGCAATACCACTTCCTCTCTTTCTTGAACCGGTCCTGAAGCACCAAGAAAGCCATCTCACTGCCTAGTTGTTCTGCAAAATCCTCGTCAATAGACAGTTGCCGTGTTACCCTTTCTTTTAGTTTGCGAAGGCCTTTAAGGCTGTCTATGTATGGGTGACCCCAGTGCCGGTATGCCCCGTACATTTGAGCGACAACCCAAGGGTCCCTCTCCCGTCGAACGACAGATCGGAAAGGTTTTACATCAATTTTAAAATCGTTTGACAGCTCAAGGGCTGTTGTATCTAAGTGGTCTGTGAGGCCTGTTGACTCCGGGATGAGAGGTCGATGTTCTCGCCCTAGCTTGCTCCACTGGTTTACACACTCAGATTCCAGCAGTTTGATAGCTTTGTATGCTGTGTTTCCGTGTGTGACTAGTAATTTATCTCCCTCATCGTATAGTTGTCTCAACTTGTTGGCACAATAATTGCCAGGTTTGTGGGGTTCGCGACCAATGACAGCACACATTGCCATCAGCCTTGCCAAGGACACGTCCTTTAACATCAACACAAAGTTTTTGTCAACCAATACCCCATGCTCCACAAAAATCACGTGGTGCTTCGTCCCGATCACTTGTGCATTTCCCTTTCGGTCACAGATGGTGAAAGAAGTGGTAGGCCCAGTTGTATCAAGATCACACTGTATGAAGACCTGTGATGACAACTGATGAGCGTATTTTACTCTCCGGGCATTCATCAAGCATATGAGGTAGTGTAAGTTCAGGAAGGATTTGAATTCCTGTCGGGTTTTCTTGTCTACTCGGACCTGTTGACAAAGGATGTCTAAGACGGCTTGATTGGGATCATGTTTGACACCCCCGAGGATGGCTTTGTCCATCGCTCGCAGCACACTGTGTGAACCCTCCCACATGTCGGAGATTCGAGGCCCCAGTTTCACCTGGACCCAACTGTGAGACGTGTAAATGATATCAGGTACAAGCCGATGATGGTCATGTGACGGCACCAGCTTTCGGGGGGTTATGTTGTTGTCGCCGAGTCTGCCCCTGATCGATCTCAGTTCATTGGCAAACTGACTGTTCCCTGCTGCATTTTGCCCGGTTACCAGAGCTGTGATTAGATTCTGGACCCGCCAGTCAAGTAGAGGTGAGTTGAGGTTGTAATCAGCCCCGACAACTGTTCGATTTTTGGATGGCCGGGGAGAATCTTCATCTGGGACAAGATCATAATTGAATGAAAGGTCATTGTCTGGGCACACTGGAAATTGTAGGTCCATATTGTATTAGAGTTGTTATCGTTTTTTTCAAGTTACCAGGCTACATTTCCGGTGGCAGGGGTATATACGACAGTCCGTGGAGCAGGGGTTGATGGCCGGCGAAGCAGTCTACCCCACGGAAGGATCTTAATTAACAAGCCGATAACAAATATGGCCAAAACGAGCCCTATGGCACTTGTGACTTTCCCCCACACACTCCCCCACATACTGCTGAGCCAGCCTCCAATAGAGGGCCGTTTGACTGTGATTGTGGTCCTAGTTGGGGGTGTCAGCTCTGTTTCGTTATCTTGTCGCATTTGCGATGGGTGTTCAGCTATTTGTGCGGTGTAGTAAAACAAGGTTTCAGCGTAGTGTTCCTTGTACAATTCCAATTCTGGGACAACCACCGTTTTGTTGTGCATTACATGGATACCGTTGAATGCTGACAAAGTACCGGGGTAACCAGATTCGACCAAAGGAAGGTAATACCTGGTTCCATTTTGCCAAGCACCAAAGTTTACCTGGGGGGGGACAGAAACATTGAATATTGGGTCGTACAGAGCCAGGCTGTATTCGATGACGTTGTTTTTCATGCGGTAAGCTCTGTAATATCCAGCATGCCGTGGCTGGAAATGGCTCAGCATGTGGAAGGTAGGAGCAGCGCCAGATTGGATTTGTTGAAGGACATTGATGCACTCACGGCGTGCCAGGATCTCTTGAAGCTCAATGTCTAGGCGCATTCCTTCCCCCTCAAATGTTGGGGTTGCTCGCCAAGCATCCTTGCACTCTGGGTAGCGCTTGCTCCCAGGGTAGGGGTACCAGTGGCCCCCCGGGGTTCGGAGGCCCAACTGTCCACAATAAGTCAAAGAACAGCTCCCACCGAGGGGTATAAGGGGGCCGTCTGAAACAGACAACCACTCATGAGTCTTCTTCCTGGCACTCTTGTCGTTGTAAATCTTGATGGGGATGATGGTGTGACCAGGGCAGTCCTCAGTTAATGGGGTAACTGTGTGCCACAACACGTCGGGATGAACTGTCGGGCAAGGGGCTGTTTTACAGTGGGTGCCAGGAAACAAGCTGTCCATGAAAGTGTAACTGAAAGGATCAACGACTGTGGAATGAGGGAGGAGTGCGGTGTTGGGGTTGTAAACTTTTTCGGCGGCCATCCAGGTACAAACGGGATCTGGGTGTCTGGGGTCTTCATATGTGCCTTTAATGTAATGAGCAATGGCTTGCCTGCATTCAGTCTGATCAGCAGGAAGGGCTAGTTCTTCATGAGTGATGGTCTGATGACCCCAGAAGTTGGTGTCGCAAGTTGTCTGATACATTTTTCTCACACACAACCACCCAGGATGTTCTTTCCGAGCTTTCCCCTCCATTAGGTAGGCCATTCTGGTGTTGTTGACCAATTGTAGAGGGGGAATAGGATCGACCCGCAGTGACGGGCATGAGAAGTCCGATTTCGTTGCCGGTCGCCAAGGAGTTACCGGGATGGGAGCCCAATATTCCCCCAACTCAGGTTCCCAACCGAAGGTGTGAGGAATGAAAAGCAACAGAGTGAAGTGAGTCAACATGATTGACACAAGTTACAACTATGAGAGTTGTTACTTTTTTTCAAGGGGTTCCCAGGGGTTGGTGCTTTGGGTCACACCTGAATGATCAGATACCCGTCCTCTTCTTCGGCATTGATCCACATGGCTTGCAAGTAAGACACTAGTTCCGGGGTTGCCGAGCGTAATCTGTAGGGGATCAATGTGGGTTCCATCTTTCCGGAGAATGTCCAGGCAGTTGAGACTCCATCGAAGTCAATTTTCATCACCTGATTCCAGCTGCGTTTCCGACCGATACTAATCGCCTGAGTGGTTTTCACCTTCAAACCAATCCCCTGATGCACTAGACCCGAAAAGTAACGACGGGATCCAGATTCAGAGAGGAGCTCCAGATTGCAAGCTCCCACCAAAGCAAAGGTCATCCAAATATGGCGAAGATCATAATCCCCGGTATAATGCAGCGGCCAATTGCGCAGGGCTGCCACGGGCGACGTGTGTTCATGGGGCGTTCCCTCTGCAGTCAGAGATATTTTTAAGTACAGTTCCACATACAGCTCTTGACATGGAGGGGGGGGAGGAGGAGGGGGGCCCTCCTGTGCAATGGACGATAGCAAGGCTGCCGCACGATGCCAGTCCGTCTCGGATGTTGAGGCTGATGCAACTGGTTCCCGTGCAGGAGATGCTTTCAATTTACCCAAGGCCTTCTTAAACATTGTATCAGATTTGTTACTTTTTTTCAAGGGAGGGCGGGGAATCCGGGGATGGTGATTTACTTGTCAGTTTCAACATAGATAAGTCGAGTCACATTGAGTGCTGGCCGCTGGTGTCTCTCTCTATGATGATCAAGCCAATCATCTGGGGGAGTGACAACCGAGCACCCGTTGTCTTGACAGATGATTGCGGGATCAACTTTTATAGTGCCCTTCGATGGGGTCTTGTACCAGAGTTTGTAACCGAACACAAGCCGCGGATTGTGAGGTTTGGCGCGCGGGAGATCTGGTGCTTGTCGAATAACTTCCCGGGCAACCGCTTCATCTCCTGCTTCAGAGCCACATGGGCTACTGGACTCGGGGGAAATGGAGGGTGATGTTTTCACGGATCCGTAAATGGTGACACCCCTTGAAGAGTACACTGCGTGCTTGATGAAACCTTGATCTTTAAGGAAAGCTATCAGTCTCCGGATTTCGCGTGACACCGCAGGAGATGGAGTGCCTTTGAACAAGTACTCTGCGCACTTGTGGGCACCGTTCCCGCTATTGAGGTAACCCGTCAGGTCAAATCCCCCCATCTTTCCAACAAGCTCATCCATCTGGTCATGGTAATGGGATAGAGGTGTTTCATCATCAGGATTTAGGACTTTGGTCACAGGGACCGGTTGAGCTGACACCATTTCTTCATCGTCACTAGAATCGGTTTCACCAGGCAAGGGTCTAGTATCCCATGTTTTACTCTCGGGTCCTTCAACATTGGCTAGAGCAACACCAAGGGATGGGTCTTCATCAGTGCCTGCGGTCAGCGTCGCACGCAGACCACCTGCAATCCGATTGACCAAATCTGCATTCAAACCAGGGCGACTCATCTTATTAGTTTTGTTGACTTTTTTTCAAGGGATAACAGGGGGAGAATCAAATGACTGTTTTGTTTCGTTTTAATTGTTAAGTGGTTTGGTTCCAGTTTAGTCTGATTGTCACTCATGTTGGCGGCAGGTTTACTCTGTATACGGGGGAACGCGGCCATAGAGGTCGTAGATAGTATGTCCCACAGTCCCGACATCAGCCCCTTTGAAGCCTTGTGCTGCGTGGTAAAGACCCATTGCATTCTTCCGAGATAGTCCGTGATGTATTGTGAGCTCAGCGAGGGCCTCATCGATTCGTTTGTGCAGCGGGGTCAGATCCTGTCTGGTGGGGAGGGCAAGGAGGCTCGCAAGCATTCCTCTCCCTTGAGCGCCCTCGTGGAGCTGCACCTCATCCTCATCATCATCTTTGAGGAGCTTGTCACGAGCCTCTTTGTGGGCCTTCCACTTGTCCATGGCGGAGGATTCGGCGAAGCGGAGGTCGCCCGGTTCCAGGCGTCGGATCTTTTTGATCAGTAGATAGGCGGTTTCAATAAGCTCTGGCACATTGCGGATTCCGCCTGCAGTATAAGTATAAGCAGCATTCTTGGAGCCGCCGAAGGCTGCGAGACACCTGGTGTAGAATGTCAGTGAGGGGGCTGCGGCGAGTGAGTACGGGCTGTGGTTACTCAACCCCATGACAAAGTGGTAGGGGAAGTACCCATATGGGTCATCGTGTTCTTGGCCGTCTTCGTAAACGCGTACAGCATCATCTGCAGGGGCCTGGGGAACTATGAGGGAGGCCAGATCATGAGCATCTAACCCGAGTGTGATGCAAGCGTGGGTCAATGCTGTGATGGCGGTGCAACCACGATACCGGAGGGTGAAGGTTGCGATGCGGACAGCTGAACCTGGGGCCTGGGGGAACTTGACAAAAAACATGTCTATAGCAGACAATATCCGCATGAAGCCATTTGTCAAGTTTGCGGTGTCTGCGATCGGGACAATCAACCGAGCGTCTTCATCATTCATGTTGTAGGGTTCCCGACCCAGCACATTCTTGAACTTGTCGGTTAAGTCCGACGCTTTGATGGCTGGGTTTTCCCGGGCCTGAACCCTTCGGTACAGAGTCAACAGAGCACAGAAGAAAGACAGCTCTTCCCCTGGGGTCGATTGTGCGGGGCCCGGTGCTGGGGGCTTCACTTCCAAATCCTCAAGAGTTAGCAAATCTGCCACCCCCACTTGCCCGCCGCTAAGGAGTTGCCGCCCGAAGGAGGTCCATGCCTCATCTGATTCGACTTTGAATAAGTCCGACCGCTCTCTCAGGGTCGCCACGAGGAACGACGACACTAGAGCGTCATCCCATTTTTCCGCCTTCACCTGAGGGTATAAGGCCCGGTACAGTGCTGATGCTTTAGCTGGGTAGACACGGACCACTGGTCTCTTCCCTTCATTGGTTTTGAACCATTCAGCAGGGTAAACTACTGCCACCTTAGTGTCTGGCAGCCCTGCATTGACCGACTTCTTGTCACAGTTGGGGAGATTGACTACTAATCGTTTGGAGGCCATTTCGATTAGTTTTGTTACCTCTTTGCAAGGTTTAACGTGGTCAAACTGGCGGTCTTTTTCATCGT